CGCCGCAAACCAGCAGCGCGGCCAGAGTCGTCATAATCCTTTTCATTTCATCACTCCTGGTCTGCGTTCATTTCGTTAGTGGCCCCCCGGCCATGTAAGACCGGGGAGCCGAGTTCATTCGCCTCGTGTCGGTTACGCCGAGCTTGATGTCGTGGTCGTGGTCGTGCTGGTATCAACCTCGGCTTCGCTGTCGCCAAGGGCATCCGTCACAACGATGGGAACGCCAAAGGCTTCCATCGGGAACGGGGCCGGGGCGCCCGTCGGGTTGGTGGCCGTGCGGCTCTGCTGCAATTCCTTGCGCGCCGTCCGGTTCATGACGATCATGTTGGGGTTGTGACCAGCCGGGAACTTGGCCAGCGCGTCACTGATAACGTCATCCGTCAACAGGTCGTCGCTCGTCGCATCCAGGTTAGCGATACGCACCACGTCGTACAGGCTGCCGACCTGCAAGGTCAGCCACATGCCGAGCGAGACGCGATAGGCGCTATAGACGTTCGTGCCGAGCGCGTCGATGACCTGCACAATGGTCGGGCTCTCGTCCACCCACTGCATGTCGATGCGGCCTTCGTTGCCCGCTACGAGCGCAACGCCATCCTCGGCCCAACGCAGAATCCACACGCTCTTGCCGCCAGCGCCGCCCGCGTCAACGATCTGGCCAACGTCGGTGTCGGCGTAATCGTTCATGTAGGGCAGGCCGACAAACTGCGTGGCCTGGTCAAAGTTGAAGATGGCCTGCTCAATCGCGTACATCGCCGCACGCAACGAGGTGCCCGTTTCCTTCTGGATGTAGTTGCTCAAGCCGCCCTTGAAGCCTGCCGCCAGCGCGACGTCGCGCGTGAAGGAAGCATCCAGGAACTCGCAATTCAGCGTCACGTCCGTGAACTGGCTCGCCGCGTTCGTCGCGCCGGTATTGATCTTGCGGAACGTAGCGCCCGCAGCCACTGCCGCCTTGATGAACTTGTGCTGCGTGCCGTTGCTCGCCGGGACCGCCGTTGCGGCCTGAACCACCGGTGCATTGTCAAGCACCTGGTTCGGGTAGATGCCGGCCAGGTTCTGATCGTTCAGCACGAGCAGCCCCGCCAGCGTGTTTGTATAGTTCGTCGCCATGATGTCTCTCTCTTTCCGTATTCGTTGTCGTTAGGGGCGCTGCGCCCGCTGTGCCTTCTGCCACGGGGTCAACGCCCCGCCTTCGTCTGCCGGTTGCGCCGATACCGGTGGCGCGCCCTTCTCGATAGCCGCGAGCCGTGCCCGCAGCCCCTCGATCTCGGCGCTCGCCTTGTTCAGCGCATCGGTCGTTGCCGTTAACTCCGCAATGCTCGCGTCGCGTTCGGTCGTAACCGTGGCGAGATTCGCCTCGGCCTCATCCGCTCGCTGCATCGCGTGCGCTGCATCCGCTTCAACCGCAGTGAGTCGCGCCCTCACGGCGTCAGCCTCGACCACCTCGAATCTGGCGGCCTCGTTCTCGGATTCATCGGTTGCCGTCGCCTCAATAGCGACTGCTTCCTCCTCGCTCGGCGCTTCGGCCTCGGCTTCGACGGTAGGTTGCTCGACGGCCTCGACGGCCTCCAAATCCACCTGTGCCTCGACGGCTTCTGTGTCCGTGCTCATCGCTTGATCTCCTGCTGATGGGGTCCACTGCGCTGCCGCAAAACTCGGACCTTTCGACAATGCGGCGCTCTCGGTGTTGGCGTCAGCGCCATACGGGCAGATGGCCACGCCGCGCAAAGGCCATTCCCTGATAATGACGCCCGGTCCTTCAAAATCGTACCCGTTCACGGGCGTCAACTCGCCGGCGGCAACCTCCTGCACCTTGATGCCGTCACCACCGAAAAATATGCTGGCCTCGTATGGCACGCCTGAGCGCATCTTGAACAGCACCTCGCTGGCGCGGTCGCCGTCGTTGAACGGGATAATTGCGCCAGACGCGATCAGATCGCCGCTCTCGGTGTCAAAATGGTTGATGTAGCCGAGCACCTCGGCGTCGTTGTGCGCGTAGTCAATGGGGAGCCTGGGCTTGTTGAGGCGCATGCCGGCAAGGTCGTGTACCACATTCCCCCAATACCAATGTTCGATGGGTTTACCGCTGCGCGCTGTGATCTTGACCGGCGCGGTTTTGGCTGTAGTTCCATTGCTGCCGAGGGCGATGTCGCCGCCGGCAAAGTGGCAGGCCGCGGCTGGAATTGCGGACAGGTCGTGTTCATTGGCGTTATTCCGTAATGTCGTCATTGTCGTCTTCCTTTGTCGGCGGGTCTGATATCGACCCCTCGCGCGCCTGCCTCAATAGATCGTTCACCGGCACCTGACCGCCCTGCGCGTAGAGCAGCGGGATGCCCGCCTTTGCAAGGTATTCCTTCTGCTCGGCCGCGATGTCATAGGCGTCATCGCCATACGCCGCACAAATGCGAGGCGTGCTTGTCACCCCAGCCGCCAACGCGAGAATGTGACCGCTCATTTCATTGGATCGGTCGAGCCAAGGCCGACCTGCCGGCACCCAGCGCAAGGAGGCTGCGACTTCTTCTGGAGTGATTTTCGCTGCCGTTAGCACCGTGCCGAATCCGCGCAGGTCCGCCTCAGCCCACATCGGAATAACCCAATCGTAAATGTCCGCGAGCACGTCACAGTTTTTGGCGCGCTTCCACTCGCAGCTTTCCTCGTACTCGTTGCGGTCGGCTATGCGGGCCGAGAATGAGGCGGTCAGCGAGTCGTAGAACGTGAACGGGATGTCGAGCGCGAGGAGCACCGAGCGGATCAGCTCGCGCGTGAACTGCACCACGTTGGGGTTGGGTGTGCTGCTTTGGATTTCGGTCACGCTGTCGCCGGGGTCGAGGTCAACATTTATCAGCCCGCGGCTCTTGATGGCAGACGCAACCTGCGACGTATATGCGGCCGACTCGGACCCAGGCGCGTCGGTGTTGGGGTCGCCGGCGGTGGGGAAATTGTCGTCGCTAGACGTGCGGGTGAACGCAAGCCCAAACAGGGCAGATGTTTTGGCCTTGAGAACCAGCCACTCCCACGTTTCCCGCACGTCAGCACCCTCGTTCAGCGCAGTCAGCAGCGGGCTCACACCGCGGTTGCTGTCGAACCGGTCGGGCCAGTAGGCGTCAAAAATCATGTCATCGGCTGGCACCAAGCGCTCAAATAGCAGATTGGACTTGTCGCGCTTGCAGACGCAAAACTCTTTGCGCGTGCCGTCAGCATTGAACGTCAGCCCCTCGTCCGTGACCCCCTTGACCTTTTCCTGGTCGGCACGCTCGATGACCCCGGTTGGCTTTTTGATGCGGTCGCCCTCGATGCCCTGCAACTTGCCGCCGGCGGTCTTTAGCCCCCCGCAGTCGCCCTCAATGATCTTGCACGCCTCGTACATCCGCAACCACTCGTCGCGGCCATGCCGCCCAAGGGCGTCAAATCGTGACCGGCGTGAGTGCCACGTGAGCATCCCGCGCACCGCATTGTTGACGGCGTCGATTTCGACCTGCGCCTCGGGCGTGCGCGCCGATAGCCGAAAGTGGGGCGTGAACCGACTCACGCAATCCAAATGACGCCGCACCATCCACGCCAGAATCGTCATGTTGCGGCGGTCGTCGCGCGCCGTGGCGGATGCCCGCTCGCGCTTCGGTGGCGTCAGGATGTCAATCTCGGAGGAGGTTTTGCGGGTTGGGTGGCGGCGGCGAGTGGTATCATCCACCGCGCCGTAGGAGAGTGAATACCGATTGCCCTTGACCACCGCGGACTGTGTGCGTAGGCGCGTCGTCATGCCTGCACCCGCGTGTATGCTGTATTGTCACCGTCAACCTGATCGGTTCCCGGGTGCGACATGTCAACAACAAACCCACGCCCTCCGCGGTATAAACGCTGCAAGGACTTCTCGATCTCGCGGCGGCGGTCGCGCAATGCAGTATAGTTGACATTGCTGACTGAGAGATCGCCCAGGGAAAAGGATTGACCGCCGGCAGACGCGGTAGCTTGCTGCGCTTTGACGAGGACGAGTTCGGCTTCAAGCTCGGTGATCTTTTCGGCAACGGTTTGGTTTGCCATGCCCTAATGATCGGGCATTACAATTATGTAGGTCAACCGCCGATTGTTACCGTTTTGCTACACAGTAGCATAAAAAAATGGGCGGGGTTATGTCACCCGCTGGGAATCACCCCTCCGCCATCGTGTCACGAGTCACCCGGCGCGCACCGCACGAGGAACACATCCGGTAACGCAACACGACCCGCCCAGTCTTGCGCGTGTTCGTCACGGTGCTATCGCCGCTGCCGCATTTGTGGCAGCGGCGCTTCGTCTCATCGGCGCTGTAGTTCGCGCGCGGTGGGCGCTCAATCCTACTAGCCATCGGCATCACAGGGACCGACGCCCGCCACTGCGCCCACGTCCGCGGCTGCTGGAGTAGGGCTAACCGCCAACGATCAATCTCGGGACTGGTCGCGCCGCCTCGCCCCTGGTACGCCAACAGGTCGGCCAAGTGCCTCTCATCGGCCACCACCGCAGACAGCATTGCCACCCGTGACTTCCACAGCGGATGCTCGGCCGATTTCCACGGCGGCGATTTGCGGTAGCGGTGCGCCACACGGCCATTGAATAGCTCGGGCTGTACGCCCGACAACCACGCCGATATGCTCAGCGCCTCCTCGTCGCAACCCCATGCAGGCAATGCCGCCAGCGGTTGACCAACGCGATAATACCACGACACAGGAAAGACGTAGCACGCACCGCCAACGCACGCCCGCGGCCCGGGGACGCCATCGGTTGACCACTTCCAGACGAGCGCCTGCCGCCCCGATTGGTCGCTGCTTTTGTAATGAATCTCTGCCCCTGCATAGAACGCATCGCCGCTCGGGTGCGCCGAATCGAACGAACACTCGGGATTGTGGTAGCACTTGGCGCACAGCAGCCCGCGCTTGTCCCGGCGCACCTGCCGCGCCATTGCCTGAATCACCAGCCCATCGAAGCGCATGTGGGCATCGACGATGCACACGACGTCGCACCCCTCGGCCTTTGCCGCTACAATCCCGCGGTGCCGGGTGCGCGCCGGTCCAGCTCCGGTCTTGTCCTCAACGGGAATCACCACCGCCGACCGTCCAGCCGACCGCCCAGCATCCTCCACTGTAGCGTCCTTGTCGCTTTCGCCCTCGCGCCACGCCATCACAACCGCAGTCTTGCCTCGCTTCATTTAACGATCCTTCCCTT